GGCGGCGTTCAAGGCCCAGGTCGCCTTGGCCGCCCTCAAAGGGGACAGGACCGTCAACGAACTGGCCGGCCAGTACGGGGTCCACCCGACCCTGATCCACGCCTGGAAGAAGCAACTGCTCGCCGGCGCCGACCAGGTCTTCGCCAACGGCGGCCGGGCGGCATCGGCCGACGCCGAGGCCGAAAAGGCCGAGCTGTTCGAACAGCTCGGCCGCCTCAAGATGGAGCTGGAGTGGCTCAAAAAAAAAGTCGGACCGCTCGCCCGAGCTGCTACGGCCCCTGGTCGAGGCGGACCACACACTGCTGAGCGTGCGGCGGCAGTGCGAACTCCCGAAGAACTCGGGGTTTTTTTTTGTTTGGGACAGGTTCCCAGTTCCCGGGAACCGGGAACCAGCCCCGACCCTGCGATGATTGCGTAGAGTTTATTAGACGACGCGGTTAGGTCTGCGTCGCGGTGACGGAAGAGAGCTCCGCTTGCAGAATGCTTGCGCAAGGATGCGGGCGTGTCATCGAGACGCGGTGGTTGCAGATCAGCGAACCGCCCATCGAGCCGAGGATGATGACGCGGGCTGGCGCTGCGATTGTTTGTCCGCTACAATCCAGGAATCCGGTCGGCGGAGTATTCTCCGCGGCAGGTCCGGCCCGTGTTGCGGAAAGCCTTTGCTGCCTTCGCAGGCCGCGTCCACACATGAATAAACAGGTGAACGATGTCAGACTCAATGGCATTTGATGATCCGACGCTAGCCCGTTGGCGAGCAGAACAAGAGAGAAAGGATCGTGAACAGGCTGAACAGCAGGCACGGCAAAACCGCGTGACGGCACTGGAACGTGCCTTCATCGAGTAAGGAATAGGATGCCGGAGGCGAGGGATAACGAGCAATCCGCGCTCGCTTTCGCGGCAAGATGGGGCCACCTTGCGCGCCTGCTTAGCACAAGCCCGGAACTGGTGCATCGTCCGTTGGACGAGATCAAGGCTGAGGCTCACAGCGCCAAATCCTACGCTTTGCGGTTTGTCACGACAGCGTTGGTTGATGAAGCGGAGGCCGCGAAGCTATTGCTTAACTCGTGGCAGGCATCGAAGGCTTGTCACAGTGAAGTCCTTTACTGGCTGACGGGCGGCCTGGAAGCGGAGATCAGGGGCACAAATCTGGGGTCCCAATCGCGTGCGCTGTTACCCGAGCAAGACCCTTTGCCGCACGAAGTGAAGCCACCCCAGGAGGCGTCCGAGCAGCTTCTGGAACTGTCATCCTCGAATACCATCGCTCTTATCTTTGTTCGCAATGCTGACACCGAAGGTTCCATCTCGAAGAATCCTCGCGACGAAACGGAAACGGATCGTGAGCAAAATGCCGAGCGAACAATCCGCGCACTACTCATTCAAGAACCTGAGTTGAAAAGAGCCAAACGCGCGACAGTTATCAAGGCAGCACAGGTCCGGAAACAAGAGGGCTTGGCAGCACTTCGCAAGCTGCAGCAAACAGGCGACTACATCGGAAAAAGCGCGGTTCCGGACGAGTAAGGGTGTTCGCGTGCCCGGAACCGGACGGCTGACATGAGAAAAACCCCCGAAGAACTCGGGGGTTTTTTGTTTGGGACAGGTTCCCAGTTCCCGGGAACCGGGAACCAGCCGCGACCCTGCGATGATTGCGTAGAGTTTATTAGACGACGCGGTTAGGTCTGCGTCGCGGTGACGGAAGAGAGCTGTCCCAGAGTTCGTTTCGGAGATTCTATCCATGCATGTCGTACTATGGAACATCGAAGACATCAAACCCTACCCACGAAACCCGCGAAAAAACGATCATGCCGTTGATGCGGTGGCGAAGTCGATTCGCGAATTCGGCTTTAATCAGCCGATTGTTGTGGACAAATACGGCGTGATCATCGTCGGCGACACGCGCTACAAGGCCGCGTGCAAGCTCGGCTTGAAGCAGGTCCCGGTGCATGTCGCCACCCACCTGACGCCGCAGCAGATCAAGGCCTACCGCATAGCCGACAACAAGCTGGCCGAGCTGGCGGATTGGGATCACGACCGACTCGTGCAAGAGTTGGCGGAACTGGAGCAGATGGCATTCAACCTCGAGCTTCTCGGCTTCGAGCCCGAAGAACTGCAGGAGCTGTGTGGCAAGGAAATCACCCCCGGGCTGACCGATCCCGACGACATTCCCGAGCCGCCCGATGCCGCGGTGACCCAGACAGGCGACCTCTACCTTCTGGGCGATCACCGCCTGCTGTGCGGCGATGCGAGCAACGCCGAAGATGTGGATCGTTTGCTGACCGGGGAACCAATTCATCTGGTGCACACCGATCCGCCCTACAACGTTGGTGTCGAACCCCGGAGCAATAACGCAATTGCCGCCGGCCTCAGTTCGTTCGCGGGCACCGAACATCACCAGGCACTCGACGTGGTTCGGCACCCAGCCAAGGCCAAGCCGACGGGAGCAAAACTGCGTGCCAAGGATCGGCCCCTGACCAACGACCACGTCAGCGATCCGGCATTCGTCAAGTTCTTGCACGCCTCGTTCGCGAACCTGGCCCGCGTTCTTCTACCCGGACGGTCGTTTTTCATCTGGGGTGGCTACGCCAATTGTGCCAACTATCCACCTGTGCTCAAGGCCTGCCAACTGTTTTTTTCACAAGCGATTATCTGGGTGAAAGAGCACCCCGTGCTGACGCGCAAGGACTTCATGGGCAACCACGAATGGTGCTTCTATGGCTGGCGCGCGGGGGCGGCGCACCAATTTTTCGGCCCACCCAATGTCACCGATGTTTGGTCGGTTAAGAAGGTCAGTCCCCAGCAGATGATCCACTTAACGGAAAAACCGGTGGAGTTGGCCGTCCGCGCCTTGCAGTATTCCTCGCGTCGAGGCGAGAACGTACTGGACCTGTTCGGCGGCAGCGGCTCCACGCTCATCGCCGCCGAACAGACGGGGCGCCGTGCCTTCCTGATGGAGATTGACCCCCTCTACTGTGATGTCGTCGTGCGTCGTTTCGAGCAATTTACGGGGAAAAAAGCCGAACGACAGACAACGAAATGACGCCTTTTTCCGACGGAGATGACCATGCCCGGTCGCAATTCCCAAGAACGTTTGCGTATCCTCCAGCGCCGCCGTCGCGTTGCCAGCATGTACCTGCGCGGCCTCAGTCAGTGGGAAATCGGCCGCCAGCTCGGCGTCAGCCAGCAGTGCATCGCCAAGGATGTCCAGGCATTGGAGAAGGAATGGCTGGCCGCCGCGGTCGTGGACATCGACGCGGCCAAGGCCACAGAGCTGGCACGCATCGACCGGCTCGAACGCGTCGCCTGGCGGGCCTGGCAACGCTCCTGCCAGCGAAAGGAACGAGCCTCGTCGCGGCTGGAGAAGAAGCTCAACGACGACGCCCAGCAGGGCAAGACCGTCACCAGCAAACACACCGAGCTGCGCGACGGCAATCCGGAGTATCTCAAGCGCGTCGAGTGGTGCATCAGCAAACGCTGCGAGCTGTTGAAACTCAATCCGCCCCAGCGCCTCGAACACGGCGGCAGTACCGAGCTACCGCCCATCCGAACCGAAATGGTGGAGTTGACCCGTGGACAACGACTGGCTCGCCTCGCTGCGCTGCTTGCCGATGGCGGAATGGTACCGCCAGATGTCGAAGCTGGAAGTGAATCCGACCAAGCTGCGTGCCCTTGACGCCGAGCTGTTGGCTCTGGACCCCCGGCCGTGGGTCCCCCTGCCCGGCCCGCAGCAACAGGCCTACGACAGCCCCGCCGATGAGGTGTTCTTCGGCGGCGCCGCCGGACCCGGCAAGACCCAGCTCTTGCTGGGCTTGGCGTACACAGCTCATCGCAAGTCCATCCTCTTCCGCCGCGAGTTCACCCAGTTGCGCGAGATCATCGAGCAGTCCCAGCTCATGATCGGCAGCCGGGGCAGCTACAGCGGCCAAGACCACCTCTGGCGGCTGCACGACGGGCGATTGATCGAGTTTGGCAGTGTGCCGCACGAGGGCGATGTCCGCAAATACCAAGGCCGGCCGCACGACCTGATCGCCTTCGACGAATTGCCTGAATTCACCTGTAGCCAGTATCGCTTTCTTTTGGGCTGGAACCGAACGGACGATCCGCGCCAACGTTGCCGCATCGTCGCCAGTGGCAACCCGCCGACGACGGCCGAGGGCCGCTGGGTGGTCGCCGAATGGGCGCCGTGGCTGGAGCCGCAGTTCCCGCGGCCGGCTCCG